CCGGGAGCAGCAGCGGGCCCTTTTTCTCAAATACGTTGTCCGGAACGGCAATTTCCCAGACAAGCGCGCACGGCTCCTGAAAGAGTACGAGGCGGGGGCATCCCTGACGGGACCCAAGGGCCTCCGACGGATGCTGGGGGCATTTGATCTGGAATACTTCGGCCGAGCCTACCTGAGCCATTACTTCACAACACCGGCACCGGACTTTCATGCGGAGCTGGATGATATCTGGTTTCAGGGCGTCATGAAGGGGATGGATCCCACGGAGCACGCCAAAGAGATCAGCCGGGCCAAAGGGTGCAGGCGCGCGATTGAAGCCCCGCGCGGGCACGCAAAATCCACGACCTTCACCTTCAAGGACGACCTACATGCGGCTCTGTACGGCTACAAGCATTACATCATCATTCTGTCGGACTCCTCAGAGCAGGCGGAAGGCTTCCTTACAGACATCAAGGACGAACTGGAGGAAAACGCGGCTCTGCGGGAGGACTTCGGCGAGCTGATCGGCGATGTCTGGAAATCCTCTGTTGCGCTGCTTGCCAACGGGACCAAGATCGAGGCCATCGGCTCAGGAAAGAAGATCCGCGGCCGGCGGCATAAGCAGTGGAGGCCGGACCTCATCGTCTGCGACGACCTGGAGAACGACGAGAACGTCGCCACCAAGGAGCAGCGGACAAAGCTCCTCAACTGGTACGACAAGGCTGTGAGCGAGTGCGGCGACACCTACACCGACATCGTCTACATCGGGACGCTGCTGCACTTCGACTCCCTGCTGGCGAATGTGTGCCGCAAAGCGGAATACAAGAGCGTGAAGTATCAGGGCGTGCTCTCCTGGGCCGTGAACACAGACTTGTGGGACGCCTGGGAACAGCTGTACACCAACCTCGCCGATCCAGACCATGAGCAGACCGCCCGGGCCTTCTTTGAGGCCAACCGAGCGGACATGCTGGAGGGGACGGCGGTGCTGTGGGAGGAGAAGAACGACTACTACGCCCTCATGTGCAAGCGGGTCAATATCGGACCCGCGGCATTCAACTCAGAGATCCAGAACAATCCCATCGACCCGGCCAGCTGCACATTTCAGGAGGAGTGGTTCGACTACTGGGACGATGAGGGAAAGACCCCGCCAAACTTCGCTGATCCGCGCTTCCTGTTCGTGGGGGCCAACGACCCCAGCCTGGGCAAGAACAAGCGAGCAGACACCAGCAGCATCTTCGCTCTGGCAAAAGACCGGATCACCGGTGTTGTCTATGTGGTCATCGCGGACGTGGCCCAGCGCCATCCGGACCAGATCATCGAGGACGTCCTGGAAGCCAACCGGAGGCTCAAGCGGGAGTTCCACCGCCCCTACTATCGCTTCGGCGTGGAGACGGTGCAGTTTCAGGCTTACTTCGCGGAGGTCATGCGGCAGAAGGCGGCCAAGTCCGGGGAATACCTCCCTATCGTGGAGATCAACTCCACACAGAACAAGGACGCCCGCATCCGCTCCCTACAGCCGTTTGTCAAAAACGGCTATATCAAATTCAGCAAGAAGCACAAGGCTCTCCTTCAGCAGATGAAAGAATATCCCATGGCCCGGAATGACGACGCGCCGGACGGCCTGCAGATGGCCCTCCAGCTTGCCCTCGATATTCAGGGTGGCGGCGAGGTGGAATACACCACCGTGCTCCACCGGGAAGCAGACTTCAAGGCGGGAGCCTATTAAGGAGGACTTTTGATTCAGTACGAGAACAAACTTATCCACGGTGACAGTCTCACGGTTCTCCGTCAGATGGAGCCTGAAAGCGTGGATGCCATTATCACGGATCCACCCTACGGCATCAACTATGTCTCCCAGACCGGGGCGCGGATCAAGAACGACACAGCGCCCTTCATCTGGTTCCTCTACGACGCCTTTCGCGTGCTGAAGTCCGGCAGCTCCGGGCGGGGGACGCTGGTTTGTTTCACCCGCTGGGACGTGCAGCAGGTCTTTATCGACGCGATCCGGTTAGCAGGTTTCGTGGTCAAAAGCGAGGTCATCTGGGACAAGGTGGAGCACGGCATGGGAGACTGTAAGGCGCAGTTCGCCCCGACCCATGAGAACATCATTTTCGCGGTGAAGGGAAAGTTCAGCTTCCCAGGACACCGGCCCAACGACCTCATCACCCACCGGAAGCTCCATGCCAATCAGATGGTCCACCCAACAGAGAAGCCGGTCCCGCTGCTGGCGGACCTTATCACCGCAGTCACCAAGCCCGGCGATCTCATTCTCGACCCCTTCGCCGGATCCGGCTCCACTCTGGTCGCTGCCAAGAAAACCGGGCGGCGGTTTATCGGAATCGAACTGGATGATGACTACTACCAGACTGCGCAGAGGCGCATTGAGGAGGCAGTCACATGAGCAGACGAAACCGCCGGGCGCAGGCCCCGCCACTCCCCAGGCCGGAGACGCGGGAGCTGACAGTCGCCCGGGTCCAGGACAAATACAGCGAATACCCATCCAACGGCCTGACCCCGGTCCGTCTGGCGGCGATCTTCCGCGAGGCCGACACGGGTGACGTCATGCGGCAGATGGAGCTGTTTGAGGAGATGGAGGAGCACGATCCCCACCTGTTCAGCCAGCTCCAGACCCGAAAGAACGCTGTCACGGGCCTGGACTTCGAGATCACCGCCTTCGGTGACGAGCCGCGGGACAAGGAGATAGCGGAGTTCGTGGAGGAGCAGCTCAATGGGATTGAGGGCATGGAGGACATCGAGACGGACCTGCTGGACGCCATTGGAAAGGGAATCGCCGTCTCGGAGATCATGTGGGGTTATGACAGCGGCCGGGTCGTGGTCCGGGAGATCAAGAACCGCCACCAGAAGCGTTTCTTCTGGGACGGCGTGGACGACTCCTTCCGCTGCAGGACGGACGAGACGCCCTCCGGCATCCTGCTCCCGAAGAACAAGTTCATCATCCACAAGTACAAGGCGAGATCGGGACATCCGGCTCGCGCCGGAATCCTCCGGGTCGTGGCCTGGATGTACCTGTTCAAGAACTACGACATCAAGGACTGGATCAGCTTTGCGGAGGTGTACGGCCTTCCCTTCCGGCTGGGCAAGTATGCCCCCGGTAGCAGCGACGAGGAGAAGCGCGCGCTCATGCAGGCGCTGATCCAGCTGGGCGCGGACGCCGCGGGCATCATTCCGGAAGGCGCCTCCATCGAGTTTGTGACCGCGGAGAAGACCTCCAGCACGGACCTGTACGAGCGGCTGGCCCGCTACTGCGACGAGCAGATCAGCAAGGCCATCCTGGGCCAGACCCTGACCTCGGACTCCGGCGGCGGCAGCTACGCCCAGAGCAAGACCCACAACGAGGTCCGGCACGATCTGACCGTAGCGGACTGCAAGGCCCTGGCGGCCACGCTCCGGCGAGACCTCATCCGTCCCCTGGTCCTCTTCAATTTCGGAGAGGAGAAGCGAATCCCCCGGATCCGCTTTGACTGTGAGGAGGACGAAGACCTCATGCAGACGGCGAACGTGGTGGGGACATTGGTGGAGAAGACCGGCCTGCCGGTCCCCCTCTCCTACCTTTACAAGAAGTTCAGCATTCCGGAGCCGGAGGACGGCGAGGCCATCGCCACCCCCAGCTATGCACAGCAGGCAGCAGGGCCGGCGCTCCCCTTCAAGGCGCAGCCCCGGCGCTATGTGGCGCTGAAAGGCGACGGGCCGGGTACCCAGGAACACATCGACCGGGTGACGGCCACAGCTCTCAAGCGCGGGGCCAAAAGCTGGCGCAAGGCGTTCGCTCCGGTGCTGGCGCTGCTGGAACAGGCGGAGAGCCTGGAGCAGCTCCGGGACACCCTGGAGGACGAGGACGCCGTGGCGGAGCTGTACGCCTCCATGGATGTGTCTGAGGTGGAGGATCTGCTACAGAAGGTCATGACCCTGGCGGACCTGGAGGGGAGGTCACTGGAGCGTGAACGAGATTGAAGCTGTCCTGAACGGCGGCGACATGACTTTTGAGGAAGCAGTGGAGTATTTCCGCCAGCGCGTCCCCGTAACAGCGAAGGTATTCTACTCCATTGCCTACGACTACCGTGTCCTGGCCTTCACCGTGAGCGGCTACTCCAAGCTGCAGATCCTTCGCCGGTTCTATGAGGAGCTGCTGGCGGCTCTGGAACAGGGAAACACCCTGGCGGAGTTCCGCGACAACATGAACGGCTTCCTGGAGCGGGAGGGCTACGAAGGC